ATGGGTAGATGCTTGGGTTAACCCAAGCACCGGTGCTTGGCTTGAAGCAGATGGTGAAGGACACGCCACATACGATCCTACTCATTGGATGCCTTTACCCGAACCACCAAAGGAAACTGAGTGATGGAAGTAAGCTTCAATATTTCTGGTCCTATGCGTGGTAAACAACGCCCGCGAGCAACACGTCAAGGCCGCATTTACACGCCAAAGGAAACAGTTAATGCTGAGGCTTACATCAAATATCTTGCATCTGAAGCAATGGGCACTATGGAGCCTTTTACAGGGGCTCTGAAGGCCACATTTGCAATTTATGTAGAAATTCCCAAGAGTTTTACAAAAGCCAAACGTAAGGCCGCATTAGAGGGGACTGAACACCCGACAACGAAGCCCGACCTTGACAATATCGTAAAACTTTTGGCGGATGCAATGAATGGTATTGTATACAAAGATGACAAACAGATTGTCAGCATTTGTGTATCGAAGAAATATGCAGAACACGCATCAGCTCATGTTTATGTAGGAGAGATGTTATGAATGAAACATCTGTTATTGAAATTACAAAAAAAATAGCAAGAAATTTGATAATTAAATTTCATTATCTTGGAACTAAAAGTTTTAGATTTGAAGTTGGTTATGGTTTACGTCTTAAAGATGATTTTATAGGAGCTATTGTTTTTCATGGTCCTTCAGCTCCAGAAACAGTTGTCGGTGCTTTTGGGTTAGATAGAAATCAACAAAATGGAATATGGGAAATAGGAAGATTGGTTTTAAATCCAAATTATAACGGAAAAAATTATGGTAGTTATTTTATTTCTAAAGCAATAAAAATGCTTAGAAAAAAAAGATTTGTGAGAGCTATAATTACTTATGCTGAAAGTAATCGACATTATGGGGCTGTTTATCAAGCATCAAATTTTAAATTTTGTGGATTAACTGCAAAGAAAAAAGATTTTTTTCCCAATTCAGAAATGCAACAGCAAAAAAACTTATTTTTTTTTGATGATAAAATACAAGAAAGAGGTAAAACAAAAAATAGAGAGGGAATATGGATTGATAGGCCACAAAAATATAGGTATGTAATGTTATTTGATAAAACATTACAACTTAAATGGAATCAAATTCCTTATGTAAAAAAGATTTTTTTAGAAAAAGGAGAAATCAATGGAAAATAATCAGTCAGAACATACAAAACAGCCACACGTTTTTATTGCCACGCCTATGTATGGTGGTATGTGCACAGGCGTTTATACTCAGAGCATAATGCAGCTTCAAAGCGCGTTCATTAACTCTGGTATCAGCGCCTCAATTTCTTTCATGTTCAATGAAAGCTTAATTACTCGCGCTCGTAACGCTCTTACAGCTCAATTCCTAAAATCAAACGCAACACATTTGCTGTTCATTGATGCTGATATTCGCTTTCAAGCTCAAGACATCATCTGGATGTTTCAGGCTGACAAGGATGTGATCTGCGGTATTTACCCAAAGAAAGAAATCAACTGGTATACAGTTGAACGTGCCGTCAAAGACAATGTGCCTGTGGATCAACTCAAGAGCCACACAGGGGCATGGGTTGTTAACCTTGTAAATTACGCGCCTGAGATCACAGTGCCTGCCAATCAGCCTGTGGAGGTCTTTGCAGGCGGTACAGGCATGATGCTGATTAAACGTGAAGTGTTTGAAAAACTTTCTGACAGCGTACCATCATACAAAAATGATGTTGTGGCGGTCACAGAGCTTGAAAAAGCTGGTGAGGTTATCAAAGAGTTCTTTGCGACCAGCATTGAGCCTGAAACACAGCGTCTCTTGTCAGAGGATTATCACTTCTGCCGTCTGTGGAGGCTTGCAGGGGGGCAAATATTCGCCGCCCCTTGGATGAACTTAGGCCACGTCGGAACGTACCTGTTTGAAGGCACGTTATTGTCTACGAATCAGCCTCAACAGCAGGAGCCTCAGTCAGAGGATCAATCTGCGCCACAACTGGAGTCGGATCTGGCTCAGTCTGCTTTGCAGGGGGGTTCATCGCCATCTGAATCGACAGAGCCTTCACAGACTCAACCCGATTCGTCCAACCATGACCAAACGCCTCAAATGTTGGCAAACTTTCTAAAAAACGCATACGAGTGTCGCAAACTTTTATGGCGATTTCTTCCGGGACTTGCCCACTAATTTCTGAGAGGGTGTGGGGGCCGATTTGACCATCAGCCTCTACACCTACAGCCTGCTGTAAGAACTTTGCAGCACGTCCAACGCCTGAATTTACGGCAACATCAAATACAGCATAATCAACGCCAGAAGGAAGGCTGTCACCATCGACAGAATCCCAATAATTTTTTCTGTAAAGAGGTTTGACATCTTCAAGAGTAAGAGAGCGCATAGCTTCTTCATCGACTTCATGCCCCACATAAGCTTCCCACACTTTTTTGGTCACACCATGATTGGTCATGCCGCCGGGATCGCGGGGGTCATTTACAAACCCACCTTCAGACTTCATGACTTGTTCAAAAGCTGAATCAAAATTCTCTTTCATGTTATTTCCCATTCAATGCTTGATGAATCGTATTGTCTTTACGTTGTGAACCAGCCGATGATCCAAAGTAAAATGACATCACGCCAGTCCACGCTGTTCCAAGGGCTCCCAGCATCATTAGGAGAGCCTCTGAGCCCGATGTCGGCAATCCATAACGTATGATATAAAAAAGGATGCCAAAGAAGCCCACAGTCACGCAAATTGATAAGGCACGAGGTATCCAATCATGCACCTGAATCTGCATTTGACGGGCGCTGTCACGATCCTGAACGGCTAATTGCTCAAGATCAATGTCCAGAGACTTCATCTGGACCTTAAAATCAGCATCTATTTTCTTAAGCGCAGTAATTTGGTCAGGCGTTGCATTAGCAAGAGCAGCGTTAATGTCATCTTCAGAGCCATCACCATGCCCAAGCAATGCGCTAGAAATAGCTTTAACCGCCATGCCCGCCAAAGGCCCACCAAGCGCTGTTGCAATCGTAGGAGCAACCGCCCCAACCAAATCTCCAAATTTTCCAAGATTCATAACCTTCCCCTAACGATAAGTGAGTGCGTAATATACCATGTAAACAGTCATTGATATAGCAATCAGGCTCACACCGATCACAGTTGCTAAGAATTGATCTTCAGCCTTACGTTGCGCTGCTGCAATCGCTTCCGCCTTCAGACGTTTACGGGTGTCAATAATTTGACGTTGCAATTTTTCCCATTCATTCACGCCATGCTCGGCAATAACCTGATTTTTATATGCGGTGAAGATTTCTTCAGCTTCCTTCTTAGCCTGAAAAGCTTTGAGAGCTATTTCTTCCGCAGATCCATGTGATCCAAAGCCCTTGGGAGGCTCTACAGTCAATTTTGTAAGATCAGCCACGCCTTGCATGATGTCAGACAACTGCTTTGCAGTGTCCATGATGTCACGACCAAGTGCGATGGATTGTTTAATGCCTTCGTTGGCAGCTTTAATCGAAGCTAATATTGTTAGCGGGTCCATAGTAATGCCTCATGCTATGTCCCCTACTTATCTACTTTATTGTCAAGCTTATCAAAAATTTTGGCGACGTAGGATTCTATACGTTCCATGGTCTTATTATATTCTTCCTTCTGGACATATTTAGTCGGAAGATCCACCTCTATCTGGTGAACATCTTGTCTCATTTCCCCAACGGCATCCCAGAGTTCTCGCGCAAACCAACCTATGACTGTCAGCACTGCGCTAAGGCCAATGTTAATAAGCGTTTGTGAATCTATCATTACCTGCAACCCCACCGCCGACGTGCTGCTTTACCGCGTTCCCCTTTCCACGACTTAGATCGCGCACAAAATGATTTATGCCGAGGATTATTAGAATCTTTCGTTGGTGCTTTAAGCTTCGACCCTGTGGCCCTGTTATACTTCTTGCGGCCCTTCTCTGTCAGACCGCCACCAGCCTTCACAGAAAGCTTTTCACCACGTCCTACTGAGAGAGAAGGTCCAGCCATTAATAACCTACCGATGTACCGTCATTAGCAATTAGAACGCCACCAATGTTAATGCTTACAATAGCTGCTGTAGCGGCACTTGAAGCAATTTGGAAGCGAATATCTGTGCCTGCTGGATAAGCAAATGGATAATGGCGCTGAACTTCATAAGTGGTGTTAAAAGGAGTCTGAACAACTAACTTTTGAACGCCAGCAGATGAGTTTGTGATGGCACGATATGTCGTGTAATTCGCGCTATTGCCATTAAATGATGAATAAGCGCCATAACGCCATCCATAGAATGTGTACCCAGTTGGAACAGTGA